AGAGAGGTCGAGCGTTCCGGGAAAATCTTCGAGTGAACTGCAATACGCCCAGCAGTTCCTGAAATCTGTGCCGCTTGAGAGGTCGAGTTCGCTGGGGAATTCGCCAAGTGAACTGCAATTCTTCCAGCAGCTATCGAAATTTGTCCCGCTGGATAGGTCCAGTGTGCCGGGAAACTCGGTAAGGTCGTTACAATTATACCAACAGTAATTGAAAGTTGTGCCGCTGGATAGGTCCAAAGCGCTCGGAAATTCTTCGAGTGAAGTGCATCCGTACCAACAGTTGGAGAAATTTGTCCCGCTTGAGAGGTCCAGTGTGCTGGGAAATTCGGTGAGTGAAGTGCACTCCCTCCAGCAGAGGGAGAAATTTGTCCCGCTCGACAGGTCCAAAGTGCCGGGAAATTCGGTGAGTGAAGTGCAATTACGCCAGCTGTAACTGAAATCTGTCCCGCTTGAGAGGTCGAGTTCGCTGGGGAATTCTTCGAGTGAAGTGCACCCGCGCCAGCAGTGACTGAAACTTGTGCCGCTGGAGAAGTCCAGTGTGCCGGGAAAACTTTCGAGCGAAGTGCAATTGTACCAACTGTAACTGAAAGTTGTGCCGCTAGATAAGTCCAAAGTTCCGGGAAAACTTTCGAGTGAAGTGCACGAATACCAGCTCGCATAGAAATCTGTCCCGCTCGATAAGTCCAAAGTGCCGGGAAAATTTTCGAGTGAAGTGCCCCCGCGCCAGCAACTCCTGAAAGAAGTCCCCCCACTGAAATCCAACGCATCAAACTTGGGCGTCACAAGGTCGGTCCTGCCGCGCCAGTATTCTTGCAGACTCCCAGTCGGGTTCCTCGTCGCGCCTTTGACCTCCTCAAGATACTTGATGACTCCCGCAATCTCCGTGTCACTCACGGTCGTTGGCAGGAGCACGTAGGCATACAGGTTGAGAGCTTGGTAATAGCCCGTCTCAAAACCCAATCCGGTAATCTCATCGACAGAATCGGCATCCACTTCGTAAGCGAATATCCCGTTGCTCGTTGCCACAATGAGTATTCCCGCTTGCCCCACCGCTGCGCTGAGCGCCAGCTTGTCCTTCTCGTCAGTAACCACATCGAACGTCATGAAGCCGTCCGTATCGTGGGCTGGTTGGAGGTTGGCAGTGCCCTGCGTCAGATATTCTCCGCGCCCATTGGATGGGGCTGAGCCCCCATACCACTTAGAATACCATGTATCGACTGCTCCCCCGCTCGTGCTGACGTTGGTATCCGCAGCGAAATACAGGTAGGGGTTAAGGTCCAGCGGGTCAATCTTGTCCACTTCAGAAGTGAACAGGTCTTCCGATATCTTCTTTGTAAGAGGACGAAGGATACCCGTGGTGATGGGAGCAATAGACGACATAGTGGTTTAAAAAGCCTTGTTTTCGTAAACAGGGAGTACCGTCACAGTAACAGAGGGGGTGTGCGCTGAGTTCAAGACGTTCAGCTCAGTGGCTCCGGTCGTGAATATAACAGCCCCGTCAGCGGTAAAGCTGGCGTCTGAGCCGATATCCACCCAAGTGCTACCGATTTTGTGCTGAAGCTTGACGGTGGCGCTGCTAAACGTCCCCGCTACCGCGAACATCCCAGTTCCTCCGTTCCAGTCAACGGCTGTACTTGAGCCGCTGGCCGGGTCGGTAAATGTTTTTCCGTATATCATGATTAGTAAGTTCTTGCACCAGCTCCAGCTGACCCAATGTTGGGGGCGGTGCGGTTAATAGTAAGGGACTTCATTCCCCCACGACGGCGGGAGGCCTGACGCTTCTTGAGCGCCGGGTTCTCCACCTTCTTCACCTTCTTCATTGGGGGAGGAGGTGGTGTGGGAACTGGTGGTGGGGGTGGGGCGCTGCGGCCTCCTCCGAAACACATATCAACTATTGGTTATTGAGGTTAATGAATTCTCCGCTTGCTCATCAAGCTTGTTGGAAAGGAACCTTATAACAGACCTCTGCCCGAAGTGGTAGTCCAACTCTCGTAGGGACTCTCCGGGGCCGAAGTCTTGTTTGGGAAAGGTCTCCTCCAAAGCCGTGAGTAATTCTCGCGGAACTAGCGGAAAAATGTTTTCCTGTTTCATATATGCCTTCTCTCGCGTTCAGGGTTCCCAGAGGGTGATTTCCTTGGTCTCCTCATTGTAGTCCTTGTCGTGGAGAATGTAGGCCAACCGGGCGGTCAGGAGGGCGTCCTCCTCGTCCATGTCTGCCTTGGCGTAGGCCTCTAGGACGACCCCCCAGTCATAGCCCTTCTTGCCAAAGAGCTTTCGGGCGGTGACCTCCCCGATACCCCTGACTCCCATGTAGCCGTCAGCAGCATCCCCGGCCAGCGTCTGGACTAGGTGGTAGTTCCTGCCCTCCTCCGGGGTGGTGGTCTTCATCTCCTCCTTCAGTGGGTTGTACCATGTAATCGGGAGGGTTCCGAAGTCCTTGTCCCCTGAGACAGCGATGGTGCCCTCAGGGTCACGGGTGCAGATGATGCCCATGAGGTCGTCAGCCTCCATGTTCTCAGCGGTCAGCCCATCGTAGGCGCTCTTGACCCACTCGATGAGCCACCTGAGCCCCAGCGGCTTCCTCTTGTCTTTCCTGTGAGCCTTGTAGTCAGGGAACAAGTCCAGCCTGAAGTTCTCCCGTGGAGAGAACACAGGCACGATGGTATCGCTCCCCAGATTCTTGCTCAGGTTATCAAAGAACCTGTCCACCTCTGCCATCATCTCAGTCTCTGAGGATGTCAGGGTCCAGTGGTCTTCGTCCCACTTGGTCTCCACCTCGCAGGAGAAGGCGGCACGATACGCCAGCATATCACCGTCTACGATGAGCTGCTTCATTAGTGTGTCTCCTTCCAGTTAGCGCCCACCTTGTATTCCCCGTCCAAAGGACAACGAACCTTAAGAACCTTCCCGGCATTCTTGATGCTGTCCACGAACAACTGACCAAGCTCGTCGGCGTGCTCAGGCTTGCATGAGAACTGAACCTCATCATGCACATTGGCGTGCATCTGGTAGATGGGTCCGTCGAGACTCCAGTGGAGTGTGCTGGCCGCTTCAGTAAACTCAATCAACGCCTGCTTCATGACCACCGCAGCAGCCGACTGGCATAGCAGGTTCAATGCGGAGAACGCTTTGCGAGCAGGAAGGATGCGCCCGTCGAGCCCCGTGAGGATGCCACGGGCTGTGACCTTGTTCTCAACACTGGTCATGAGACTGGCAACAGCGGGTATCTTTCTCAGGAATTGGTTCTTCAATGCCTTTCCCTCGCGCTCACCTCCATCCACAATGCCACCCAGCGCCTTGTTACCAGCGCCGTATAACCACATATAGATAAATTTTTTCGCCTCGTCGCGTGTGCTCAGCCCCGCCGCCTCTTGGTTGGCGGTATGGATGTCGCCTTCAATAATGGTCTTGGCGTATGCGCCCTTGTCCCACTTGGCTAGGTAGTGGGCCAGCACTCTAAGCTCTATGCCAGAGGCGTCAGCCCCAACAAGAACCCGGTCGTCAGGAGCAGAGAACAACTCACGACACTCACCCCCATAGGGAGCACGGGAAGCAGGGACTTGCGCTAGGTTGGGACGAGAATGAGAACACCTACCTGAGTAGGTTCCATTCGTATTCACGTTCCCGTGGATGCGCCCCTTCTTCTCCATGGTCATCCATGCGTTCTTGCCCTCAGCCAGAGCGCCTAGACGCTTCTGAACCAACAGGTATTCCAGCAGCTTCTCTGATGCTGGGGTTCCGATAGACCTCAGGACCGCCTCGTTAATCATGGGGCGCTTCCCCTCGTAGGCATCCGGCTTCCAACCAGCAGCCATGAGACGCGCCGCAATCTGGTCACGGCTTCCGGGGTTGAACGGAATCTCCTTGGTCCGGTTTGGTCCTCGCTCCACCTCAGTGGGCTTCCAGCCCTCTGCAACGGCGCTCTTCTTGGTCTTCCATGTCTTGCCGTCAGGAGTCTTCCAGATGGGTGTCTTGGTTTCGACCACAGTGGGGGAGAATAACTCCTGTAACTCACTCTCCAGTTCTACCCGGCGCTTCATCAGGGTAGCAGCCAAGCGGCTGGCCTTGGTATAGTCGAAGGGGAACCCGTTCTCAACCTGAGTCCTGATGGCTCTCGCGAAGGCGTGCTCAACAAGGAGCATCATCTGGCTGGGCTTCTTGTCCAAGAGGTATCTGTAGAGAGCGTAGGTAACCCTCACGTCCTGCTTGCAATACTCCTCCATCTCAGCGGACCACTCGGTCCAGTCTTCCGTGGCTCCGTGGTCGTCCTTGAGAATACCAAGGCGAAGACCCCAAGCCTTCAGGCTGTGGCTTCCGACAAGGTTCCTAGGGAAGTCCTCCCTGAGGAAGTCTTCGTTCTTCAGGTCTGGATGGATGCACGCCGCCATTACCTTGGTGTCCACAACGAACGGAGGGTCCAGAGATAATACGTCGAGGTTGCCCCAGACGGTATCAGCCCAGTGAACCAAGGCAGGCCAATCAAACCCAATGGTA